TGGTCAGGAGAGTAATCACAACGTCAGTCGGATATGTCAAGGTTGGTTATCAGAGAGATGTTGATAGACTTCCTGAAGTCTCAGCTAAAATGTCTGATGTGCAGGCTCAAGTTGACCACATAAGGAGGCTAACTACGGATGTGGAAAAAGGAGATATTACAGAAGACTCTCCAGAAATGGAGGAGCTGTTACTCTCTCTTCAATCCCTGGAAGAAGAACCCCTGGTAACTGTCCAGGAAGGGCTTTTATTTGACTTCCCTGAATGCGATTCAATTATTGTGGATCCAATGTGCAGACAACTCCGAGGTTTTGTAGGAGCAACCTGGGTAGCTCATGAAATGTACTTGTCCACAGAAGAAATAAAAGAAATTTATACAGTAGATATTGAAAAAGACTATTTACAGTATGACCTAAAAGGCAGAGTCTCCTCTGGAAAAGATCATTATAATATGATTTTTGAGCAGAACGAAGGAAAAACTGCAGAAGACCTAAGAGAAGGATTAGCCCTGGTCTGGGAAATTTATGACAAAACTTCAGGATTAATGTTTGTAGTCTGTGATGGTCACAAGGATTTTCTCCAGGAACCAGCAGCTCCTCCAATACGGCTAGAAACATTTTGGCCTATTTTCTCAATTACATTTAATGAAATTGAGCATAAAGATCAGCTTTATCCACCAAGCGATATAAGGTTGTTGAAACCGATGCAAGCTGAATATAACAGAGCAAGGCAGGGACTGAGAGAGCATCGAAGGGCAAACAGGCCAAAGTATGTTGTACCAGCCGGAATGCTGGAAGATGAGGATAAAGCTAAACTGAGGAATCCTCCTGCTAACTCTCTTATAGAATTAAATGCATTAACGTCAGGCCAGAAAGTTGATGATGTAATTCAACCAATCCGGCAGACAGGGATTGACCCTAATCTATATGAAGTAAAGACTATATTTGATGATGTCCAGCTTGTCGTAGGCCAGCAGGAAGCAACCTGGGGGCAAATATCGAAAGGTACTGCCACCGAGACTTCTATTGCAGAATCATCGAGAATGTCTGCCATAGGTGCAAACATCGATGACCTCGACTCATTTATGAGCGAAATAACCAGGGCAGCTGGACAAGTCCTCCTTTTAGAAATGTCTCCAGAGGAGGTTATAAAAATAGTTGGGCCTGGAGCATCCTGGCCTGAGTTTCTGAGAGAAGATATTTTAAATGAAATATACCTTGAAATTGAAGCAGGAAGTACAGGCAAACCCAATAAAGCTGCCGAACTGCAAAATATTGAGCGTATAATTCCATTCTTGATACAAATACCGGGTATTGATCCAAAATTCCTTGCAAGAGAGCTTCTCAAAAGATTGGATGACAAAATGGATGTTGATGAGGCAATTGCAGAGAATATCCCAAGTATTGTGGCTCAAAATATGGCACAAGGTGGAGCCGCAAATGTACAGCGAGGGGGAGGATCCCCTGAAGCTCAAGGTGGGAAAGGTGGCAATAACGCCCCTAAACCAAAAGTGGCTGGTCGGAGATTAGGGCCGCCAAAGTAATTTTAAAATTATTAGGAGAGCCGTAGTTCAATGAAGGACGGCTATCCTAATAATTTTTAACCCTTAACAAAGGACGTAATATGGCTGAAGAGCTAACGGAACAGGACTCGTCCTCCGTTCCAGAAGATGTAGTACAAGACGCTTCCCCTGCGGAAGAAACGGTAGAATCGTCAGATACCACAGAAGAAGTGGCAGAGGAGACTGAGCTTTCCCTCATGGATGTTGTACAAGATGCAATGCCCAAAGAAGAGGAAGTGCCAGAACCCGAAGAAACAACTTCTGAAGAGATTAAAGCTGAAACGGAAGTAGAAGAACCCCTTGTCGATAATGATGATTGGTCTGATGTTCCGTTTAATAAGCATCCAAGATTCAGGAAACTCATTGCCGAAAAAAATGAGCTAAAAAAACTTTCGGATAAGTACCAGTTAGATTCACAACAGTACAATAAGATTGCAGACTTTATAGGTGACAATAACCTATCTGCCGAAGATGCAGCAGAAGGATTTCGGATTATGGCTCAATTGAGGAATAATCCAGAAGAAGCCTATAACATACTACAAGGTCATTTACAGTCTGTAGGTGAATTAACTGGAAAAAGACTCCCGGAAGACATCCAGGGTAAACTGGATGACGGCTATCTGGACGAAGATGCAGCAAAAGAGCTTAGTCAAGCTAGGGCTAGTTTGCAACGTGAACAGTCTCTTAGAGAGGAAGCACAACAGCGAACTGAGTCTGTTAATAAACAGACTGTAGCGACCCAAGCTAATGCCCAATTACAGAACCTGTCGAGGGTTGTTAAGGATTGGGAATCGACAACAAAAAGCTCGGATCCAGACTTTAGTCTTAAACAAGATGAGATCAATGACCGTGTAGCGGCCTTGGTGAATGAAAGAGGCAGACCAGTAACACCACAGCAAGTTCTAGGCATCGCTAATGATGCTTACAAAACTGTGAATGATCGTTATAAGTCTCGTATTCCTTCTCGCCAGCCTCTCCGCACATCTACAGGTGGAAAACTAGGTGGAACTCCAAAGGCAGAACCTGCTTCTTTGCATGATGCAATTTCGCAGGCATTGTCAGAAACAGCCGCATAAGTTTCATCATAAATTATAATAACAGTTTAATTATATCCTTAGATATTGAGGATAGAATCAAGCTGTTCTCATAGGAGAACAAAATGGCATTAACAACAGCCGAACTCAATAACGTCACGAATGCAGCCCTCGATTATTATATCGATAAAGGGACTGTATATTCCCAAACCTTGCAGGACAAACCTCTTCTTGCAGCCCTGGAAAGTAGTTCTAAAACTTTCCCTGGAGGAAAATCCGATGTTTCTCTGGCAGTCAAAGGGATCTATACGACTACAGTTGCCGGATATTCTGGTAATGATGCAGTAACGTATTCCAAACCAACAAACCTAGAAAGGGTAACTTACGCTTGGGCTGAACACCATGCTGGTATATCAGTCACTTTCACAGAACTCAAAGCTGATGGAATTTCAGTTAATGACTCAGCTATTGGGGAAAACACATCAACTCACTCTGGGAGAGAAGCCACAATGCTGGCAAATATCCTGGAAGATAAGCTCGATGATATGATGGAAGGTTATTCCAGAGGAATGAATACCCTGGTTTACGGAGATGGCTCAGTAGCCACCACCTTAAATGGCATTCGTTCTATGATCTTTGATGTCCCTGGAGCCTCTGGTGTATCAGTTGGCGGTTTAAATACCAACACAAATACTTGGTGGAAAAACCGGGCAGATGTTGCAATTAGCACTACGGCTACAGGCCAGGTGCTTATTGATGCTCTTCACACGGAAATACGGCAACTACGCAGATATGGTGGTAAACCTACCATAGCTGTTTGTGGATCCGATTTCCTTGACCAACTCGGAAAAGAGTTGAAGAACAAGGGTAATTTTACTCAAACAGGCTGGTCTGGATCTGGTAAAGCTACAGACATCAGTATGGGTGAAATTCATTACGGAGGGATTAAGTTCCAGTATGATCCTTCCCTGGATGACCTGGTAGTTACAGGTAAAACTCCATCCAAACGTTGTTACATTATTGATCCTAGCAAAATGTATATTCATTACATGGCTGGTGAAAAAATGAAACGACATTCGCCTGCTCGACCACACACAGAGTACGTTCTTTATAGAGCGATCACTACTACTGCGGTGCTATGTGCGAGTCAGTTAAACTGTCATGGTGTCTACGAAATAGCGTAACCCCTGGCTTAAATTAGGCAGCTCCTCTGGGGCTGCCTTAACTCTAATTAAAAATAGATATGAATAATAATAATATCTACAATTGTCTAATTGCTCTGAATGGTGATGTAAGACACGTTATCAGTAAAGATGGACTGTCTGTGCCGGAGATTGGAATATTAAGGAATATGCATGGATCTAGTGCGTTGACAGAGATCTCATTAACAGGTAAAGAAAAATACGATTCAGATAGTGAAAGAGACAGATTAGGCAAACTATATACCGATGAAAAAGTCCAAGCTAGTTTTGGTGTATATGGTGATTTACCAATGGAAATTAAGAAATTAAAAATCGATTCTGGATGCTTAAAAAAAGGGGATCCGATTAATGCTCTCCCAAAAGTTGAGGAATCCAAAGTAGAAGCATAGGTTAAATATGGCTCGTAATACGACACTACAAGTTTTGTTAGATGATCTAAGGGCAGAGTCTGGACATTCGATGCAGGCTAACTTGGGTAAGGCAACAGAGAGTATGATGCTGACGCTCCTGAACCGAGTACAGAGAAGGTTATGGGAGGATTTTTCCTGGCCCTTTTTGCACACTGTAAAAGACATAGTTATGCAGGCAGGATCTCGTTACTACAATGTCCCTACAGGCATAACCCTGGAAAGAATCGAGGCTGCAGAGTTTAAAGGAGGAAGCCGATGGGAGAGGGTTGCGTATGGTATTACTCCAGATCATTATAACCAGTGGGATTCCGACCAGAATGTAAGGTCATGGCCCATTAGGAGATATGAAGCCTATGGTGACGTGCCAGGTCAAATAGAAGTTTGGCCCATGCCAGCAAATAATGGCAATGCAACAACAGGAGATGGGATCCTACGTCTTAAAGGAGTAAAAGACCTAACCCCTCTTATTGCAAAAAGCGACACTGCTGATTTAGATGACCAGCTAATAGTCTTATTTGCAGCAGGCGAATTGTTAGCAAGACAGAAGTCTCCTGACGCTCAAATGAAAATGGGACAAGCACAGTCTCATTATACCAGGATAAAAGGTAGACTCTCAAAAGGAGATCCAATTGTATTTGGGAGTGAAAACCTGGATATGTACAACACTAGAGGCCCAATCGTAATTACACAGGTAACATAATGCCTTATGTCTTAGTAGAAGATTTCAAAGGTGGGATTGATACAAGAAGGACTGTAGTAACTTCAGTTCCAGGGTCATGCGTCACACTGACAAATGCCCATGTTACTAGAGGTGGTGAAATAGAGAAGCGTAGGGCATTCAAACTATGGGCAACTCTACCAGCCGGAACTCATGGCTTGGCAGCAGGAGGAGGAAGAATATTTGTTTTTGGCTCTGTTACCACACCATCCTTAACCGGGTTGCCTCCTAGTCTTAGTTATGTACGTTTCCAGCACCTGGATCTGTCTACTGCAATGACAGGTATTCTTGGGCTTGATTTTTTCGGAGGTAATGTTTATGCCGCAGCTCAGTTTACAGATGGCAAAGTATATCATTATTGGGATGGCTATGCAGGAGGTGCAAATCCAGCAAACAGAATAGACGATTGGTATGAAGCAAGGGCAAGGACTTATTTCAACGTAACAGGGGGGACTGCAACAGGAACTGCTGCAACTGCAACATTTACTGTAGCAGGAGGAACATCAACTCCAGGTAATAACCTGAATAACCTGCGGATAAACAATGTGGATATTTTAACTGGCCCAATTGCACACACAGGTAGTAACGACACAACTGGAGCTGCAATTGCAGCAGCAATAGGGAACCTGACTTCTATACCCAATTATACTGCTGTTAATTCCTCTGGAGTTGTAACAATTACTTCTGCAACTGCAGGAACAGCCCCAAATGGATTGGCAATAACTGATGATGTGGAAGGTGACTTTACAGTTGCTGCCGAAGCGACCCTTACAGGAGGTATTGACAATGCCATTACAAATATTACTGTGAACAGCGTCCCAATTATCCAGGATCCGATACTATGGGAGACATCTGATGCATACACTGCAACAAAAATAAGAGATGAAATAAACAAGACTCGTACAGATCCAGAATGGGAGTCAACTTCTGTAGAGAGCTCTTCCAGGGTCAATATAATTGCCTACGAGAGAGGAGAGCTCCTAGTTCAATTACATAATAATCTACAAGTTGTTATTACTAAGACAGGGAATTTTGCCTTCACACCTACCCCTCAACCTGCAAATACTGTGGCTGGGGCTGGCAGTTCGACTGTAAGCTACTCCCCTGGAGGTTTTGTTAGAGCACTTGATGATAAGATGCATTGCCTTTCTGATTCAAACTGGCATTTCAGCAATGTGGCGATGCCTACAGATTGGAATAATACTGAAGGTGGTGCAAGCACTCCAGACTACGCAGGACTGGTTAATCTGGCTAACCATTCAAGGGGCTCAGAAGAGTTAATGGCAATTGCCCCATATTTCCAGAATGTTGCTATTTTTGGGAAAGATGCAATACAGATCTGGAACCACGATCCAAACCCGGATAATAGCACAAGAGTCCAAGTTTTGAATAATACAGGTACAGTTGCAGGTAAATCTGTTGTTGAAATAGGAGACTCAGACGTATTTTATCTAGCCAGGTCTGGCATTAGATCCCTAAAGGCCAGGGACAGTTCTAATTCTGGTTATGTCTCAGATATTGGGAATCCCATTGATGACCTAGTAGTAGCAGACATTAATGTTAATGTAAGTACAACAGAAAATGCTTGCGGAATTGTAGATCCAAGAGATGGGAGATACTTACTTTCAATTGGATCTAAGGTTTATGTATTTAGCTATTTCCCAAGTTCCAAAGTTTCAGCCTGGTCAATTTATGAACATGGATTTGTAGATAGTAATGGGGATCCAGAGCCAATTACAGATTGGGCCTATGATGGGCAAGAACTTTTATGCAGAGCTGGAGACAAGATTTATTCACTTGGTGGGGAAAAAAATAATGAATACGACTCTTCCCCGGTCACAGTACAGCTACCCTTCCTGGACGCAAAAAATCCAGCAACGGATAAAATGTGGACAGGTTTAGACGCAGTTTGTAGCTCAGATTGGGATATATCAACTGGTACGGATCCCACAGATATTGCAGTCTACGAACCTGCTGCAACAATAAATAAGACAACGTATGGGTTAGGCAGAGTTGGCCTTTCATCCACGTCAACACATCTTGCACTTAGGATGGTAAATACATCTCCTGGTGCAGCAACATTAGGCAATATTGCAGTACATTACACAGAGGTTGGTTCAGGATAACATATATACTGGAGAATAAAATATGAGCTTACAATCTACTTTAGATCAATTTAACCCATTCAAGGCAAAGCCCGGTGACTCTGGCCCTAGTCCGGCAGAGCAGGCTGCTGCCGAAGCAGCCGTATTGGAAGGAAAAAGGAAAACGGCAAGGGAAGAGCTAATGGAAGCCTTTTCCGGGTATGGGGTAGACGATACTGATTCCCCTTATTTTAAGAAAATAGGAAGGAACTACAGAGACTTTGCTATGAATGCTCCTGTTACTGGCATTTTAGACCAAAGGAAGAAGTCAATGGGGGATCTGATTGCACAGCTTTCTCGCCAGGGGCTACTTAATTCTTCAACCGCAGTTAGTAGGGAGGCCCTGGCGAAGAAACTTTTTGCTAAAGGGCAAATTGATGCGTCTGTTGCTGGTAAGGCAGCAGGGGAAAAAGTTAGGGGGAATCTACGCACAGCAAGAGGGAAAGGCATTGATGATATTAATGCAGCCATAGATCCTGCTAGTTCTGCTAATTTAGCAATGGGTAGTATAGATACCCAAACAGATCCTGGCAAATTTGACCCAATACTGGATGTATTCTATGAACTAACTAGGGGGTTACAGACGAAGGAAAAAGTAGAAAGACGGCAAGAACAACAAGGACAGATAAATCAGTTTTTAGCTGGTGATTCATCATCGCTACATTCATAAGGGGATAAAATGGCATTAAACAAACAACAACTACAGAAAAGGGGCCCAAAAGGTCATAAGCTGGCCCATATTACCCCTTTAGAGGGAGTGATATTAGAAGCTCTTGGAGGTTCAGGTAAGGTCAACCCCCAGACTAAAATAAAGCAGTATGATTCTGGCCCCCCCGGACACAGCCACAATTACGGAGGTAGTACTAGCAACAATACTAGCAACAATACTGGTAACAATACTGGTAACAATACTGGTGGGGGGCCACAACAACAGGATGATCCTCCAGATTATGGGAATACTGGTGGGGGGCCACAACAACAGCCAGATTTAGGAGTAGATCAAGGTGGGAATACAATTTCTAATGATGGCCCTAGTCAAAGGGAAGGAGAATCTGATGCAGACTTTAAGAATAGGGAAAACCCAATGTTCTCTAATGCAGAACTTGCGGCAATGCGAGAAGGTGGCAATCCACCACCTCCCCCAGACCCAGACCCCTCGCCTGGAGACGATACTCCCCCACCCCCACCACCTCCTCCCCCCCAATACGAAGATTGGGAAGGCGTTATGCACGATAGCCCGGAAGGTGCAGAAGCCGCAAACGATGGCTATCTAGCTACAGGGAAAGCAGGATTAATTGAAGGTGCAGAAGGGTTTGAACATGATCTTTCTGGTGGGTATAAATCTGCTTACGAACAACAACTTTCTGATGCTTATGATGCAGCTTATGCTGGCGTAGGACAAGATATTTTAAATACAGGAACTGGTGACTATCAAGCCCTAGAAGACGCAGTATCTGGGCAGGGTGATTATTTAACAGAGCTATCAACAAACTACCAGGCCAATGCCCAAAATACTTATGATGACTGGTATGGAACTAATACTGATGCAATTAACGCACTTACTAGCCTGGAAGACATTAATAATTATGAGTGGACTCCTATGCCAGAATATGATCTCGACAATACAGGAGGGCTTGCTCCAAATGGGACATTCGATGGAGATTTTATGCCAGAATTTTATGGAGACTTTAACAAAGTATATGCGAAGGACTACAAGAATCCTTCTGGATGGCAATACGATGCAGACGGCAATCCGATCCCTGGTTCGTTTGGCCCAACTGAAGGTATCTCTTCAGGTGGAGCCCCACCAGATGGAATAGAAGAGCCTGAAAGTACCGCTGAGCAGGAGGCAGAGGGACTCGGTTATACTAACCCATACGAAGCCCCTACCGGGGTTCAACAATTTAGTCCGGCTAAAGGTTCAGCCAGTTATAGGAGATAAAATGGGAGGATTAGCAATTGCAGCATTAATAGCAGCCTTTGGAGCAAAAGCGTATGGGGTAAAGAAGCAGACAGATCAAGCTAATGATGTAAAACGAGGCAGGAGCCGTTCTTTTGCTGCTGCTGCTGCGAAAAGGAAAGCGTTGGCAGATGAGGCTCTGTTAAAAGCAAAAGACACTAGATCAAAGTTTGCAAAGCAAGAAGTCGATAGTGCAGTTGCAGATAATACAGCACAGCTAACTGCAGATTTTAGCCAGTTACCAAACAGCGAGCTTTCTGCTACAGCACCTCCTGCTCATAACGAGCCTTCAATTATAACAACTGCAAGTAATGTTGCTAATGAAGGTGTTCTCAAAGATATAGGCAGATATGCCCAGGATTCTGCAGGGATGTCGGCTTTATCGTCTGCATTCCAATCGCCAGAGCAAATGGGAGCTTCTTCTTTAAATAGGGCTGATATTATGGATAAGGCAAGGCAACAGCGTACAATATCACAAATCCTTGGAATGGAAATGGATGAATATTCCAACTACTCCTCTGATGCTGAGATGGCTAAAGGCTTGGGTGACATACTATTAGCGTATGGGCTAGGAACTGTATAACAATTAATAAGGATAAACTATGGGACGGCAGAAATTAAATAACCATGCACAGATTGGACAAATCCGAGACAATATGGTTGACCTGGTAGGAGGTAAGGATCCTTCTGGAAATGCCCTTTTCCTCCAGAGACTTGGCCTAGCCAAAAAGTATAAGGCAGAGACTGAAGGGCAGAGGCTTGAGAATGTCCTTACTGGTCATAAAGGTTCTGCTATTGACCGAGGGTTATCCAATGAAGAACTGATGAAAACCCCACTCATGTACAGTATGCTGGCAAATACTGGAGATGCCAAAGGATTAATGGAAGCCAGCGAAATTATGCAATTACTCCCCGATAAGAAAAACTTACAAAAGAACGATGTCATGGCGAGTAATATGCTCTTAAACATAGGTGGAAGAGAAGTACAACCAGATGCAGAGCAATTACTTCTTAATGAGGTTAATAACCTTTTCCCTGGTTCAACAGAAAATCCTAATAGTATTACTCCTTGGACTGAAGATGACAGGATGAGAGCATTTGCTCATAGATCCGACAAAGCTCCTGGTGCAGATTCCGTATTTAGCGTACTAGCACAGGATAAATTAAGGAAAACTAAACCAATCTACACAGCAGCAGATGTGGCTAAAGCAGAACAATATAGAGCTTTGACTCCAGAGATGGTATTGACTG